ACTTGCGGAACTTAAAGGACCATTATAAGTGTTTGGATTTGCCATGATTTTATTTCCAATCTAAAAGGTAATTTATATTACCGGTTAAGCATGCCTCTTCATAAATTCTTCATCTGAGAGACCTAAAAAATCCTTCTCAGCTGGAGCCTTCTTCGTAGTAGTCTGCTTGACCGGCGCCACTGCTTTGCGCTTCTTATCACGCTCGGCATTGGCTTGTGATTTATCAGTCTCGCTCGATACTTTGGATGTCCCCTGAGGACTACTACCTGTTTCAGTCCGTAGTAAACCCTGATCATACATGTATTCAGCCACTTGCTTATACGCTTCCACATCAGATACACCCTTTAAGTTACCTAAGGTTTTCTCTTGCTGCATTAACGTATTAACCTTATCAAATACGCCATTAGACATATGGGTATTAATAATACCAATAATATCTGGGTTATCTGAAATGGCAGTTTTACTGGGATCATCCCACTGTTTAGTTAAAACATCAATTGTCTTACTAAATGTTTCAGTGTCTTTGATCTCATCAAGTACACGATCTAGGTTATACTCCTTATCCGTTACAGAATAATCTGTAGGCTTGTAATCAACATTAGAATCCGTATCAATATCTAAAGGATCTATTCCACTTTCTTTAATAAGCTTAGCGACTGCCTTAGGATCCTTTTTAGATATATCAATAAGGTTAGATAACTTGGCTTCATCAAGAAGACCATTGTTTTCTAACATCTTAATCATCTTTAGATTAGGCTTCATTTGAGCCATCTTCTTCTGATAATTAGCGCCCATTTGCATGAGCTTGATCATATCATTTGGGTCCTTAACCTGCATATCAACGCCATTGGCTTTGAAAGGTTCAGATACCTTTTTATACGCACTTTCGTAATCAAACTCTTTTGTATCCTGGGTATCCCCTTTCGTGTCAGTCGAGTCTTTCTTACTAGTATCAAGAGATTCTGTTGCATCACTATCATCAGAAGGTTCATGCTCCGTCTGGGTATCCCCATCAGGTTGGCTTACTTCTTCTTCGTTAGAGGTAGCGTCAGTTTGCTCCTGTGCTTTACTATTCCCTTCAGCTTCCGCTTCAGGGTCTATATCATCAGCAGTTTCGTCCGCTGGATCAATTTCTGGGTTGGCTGCGTCTTCCGTATCTGTACTAGAATCATCAGATAAGAATTTAGCAGGATCTTGTTCTAGGAATTCAGCGTCAGATAACCCTAGAGCAGTATCTTGTTCTGTTACTTCAACTGTCATTAGACCACCTCTAGAGCTAGGATTTCTGCGCGGGTTTCTTCACACTCTTCTATTTGCTTATCCATAGCCGAACCCCGTCGCATAACCATATCAATAAAATTAGCTAATCCACCGATTCCTAACATCATACCATCAATGTTTCTCATTTGTGCTTCATCTAAGTTAGAACTTTTAGCCATACATAATCTAGCTGCTTCTACTTTAAAGTAACCTTCCTCAATGACATCTTTATAAGGTTGGCTATTAATTAGCATAGCGCAGTTATCTCGTATAGCTCTTAACTTATTAGCTTCTTCAATCTCTATCTCAACTGTTTCTAGATCTGTCATATTCCTGCCTTATGGTTAGATTTACTCATTAATAAACTCCTTACTGTTTATTTAACGCATCAAATGCTTTATTGTCAAGATTTGATAGCCTATCATGCTCTTTACCTTCCATGTTCTGTTCATGTTTCTGATCTGCTGCATCTTGCTCTCGAGCGTTAGAAACCCCTGATTCTTTCTCAAGAAAATCAAGATCACTAATATCAGACCCACTATTAAGCCCTCTTGCTTTAGCTTGTTCTGTTTGTGTTTTAGCAGTTTTGAGTCCGATGTCCACTTCATTCTCAGCGCCTTTAGCATTCTCGTTACGGATTTTAGCTTTCATCATTTCCATTTCAAGTTGATGCATTGCCTCAGCCATTGGATCAGGTTGAGGTTGATACTCTTCAATACGCTTAGCTAGATCAGGCATCTTACGCAATTTAGCTATATCAGACAAAACCATATAACTCATTTCCGGCGGCATTGTATTACCCATAGTTTGTAACATAAATGCCAGCTCGCTAGCTTTTTGTTCATCAGCCTCAGCTGTTGAGATATTAAGCTTGATATCATATTGTCCTCCTAGATCATTACGATCAATAGAGATAAATTCTTCATTAGTAACACGAATGATTTCTTCATCTTCTAAGAACTCTGCATTCATAGAAATGATTTTACGTCCTATTTGAGTTAATCCATTAGAAAACCTACGCAGGATACCCAATTCACGCTTAGAAGTAGCATCTAATGCCGATCTAATCCCAGTAGCCGTAGCTCCTAAAGCTTGACCAGAGATGCCATTAGTAAATGCTTTAACACCTGTAAGAGCTTCTGCATCATTATTCTGCATCTGCAGTACTTCAATAGCTGAACGTGGAATCTCAGGATATACTTCCATATGAAATGCTTGCTTTGGATCTACGTTAGCATTAAACTTATAATCTTCCCCGCGTTCATACTTACGAGCATTCGTTACATCAAGAGCATCTTTACGAATACCTTGCTGACCGTTAGCACTACGACCAATTACATCAATGATGCCTCTGGTAACAGCGCCTACGATCTTCTGGTTATCTTCAATAAGAGCTGCATCTGGCTCTCCATATAAATTCTTACGACGAGGCAAATACTGAACTAATACAAATGGCAATTTCTTGTCTGGGTAAGGATTCTCTTCCATCCTAATAAATGTACTTCCTATCCAAGTAGCTACAAAGGGCTTAAGTTCTTCCGTTCCATCAATGTCCCAGAATCCCCAATACTCTCGAGCAATAACTTTCTTACGAGCTTTATCTTTAAACGTAAAGTTACTATCATCTGTATTGATCTTATGATCAGGTTCAGACAATACAGACGCACTCTCGAAGTTAATATTATCAAGATTAGTGTATCGACCATCTTTCTTAAGCTCTGATAGAGAAGTTTCAAAACTATAAATAACAAAGTTAGCCTTATCAATATCACCTTCACAAGTAGGGTCTATAACTAAATTGTTATAATCACATACGGTTAATACAGGTTGATTCTTAACTGTGATCTTCTTTTTTACTTTCTTCTCACCAACTTTAACTTCTTCTAGAATAGGTTGTCCAGATTGTGGATCTATAGCTGGTTGTCCTGTTTGAGGGTCTGGTACCATCTGTTGTTCCATAACAGGCTGGTATACTGTACGCACGGCCTCTTCAAATTCCCAACCAACACGAACAACTACAGTACCTTCATCTACATTCGTACGTATATAGTTATCTATAAAGCTTACTTTATCCATTCGACAGTTAAACTGATAATTTAATACCATCCCATTTTGTTGGGCGGACTTCTTATCTTCAAAAGTCTTAGGAGCTGTATTAAACAAATCATCTGTAGATAAGAAAGGTTCTGATAAAGCAGCGTATCGCCATTCAGCTTGTTTACGAGCTAACTTAGGTACTAGCTTAGAACGCCCGCGCTTTACACTAATAGTTTGTTCAGCATTAAGCACTCTTAACCACCCATCTATCTCAAGGGTATGGACTCCATGCGCTACCTGAGCAGACTCAAGGTCTTGCTTAAGATCAGCAAGACTAGGGGGATTTTCCCAATCAACTAAAGTAGAGACGTCAGTTTCAGTTTTATCTAAGTCATCCTGATCTATAAGATCGCTCATATATTATCACTCACTTTTAATGGGGACCTTTCTTTCCACATGTTTATCATAGTCACTGTATTTCTGTTTAAGATAATTATCAACTTTATATATCTTAAGCCCATCTATTGTATCATAGTAATCTAGATAATTAGTAAACATAGAATTCTCAGCTCCTACTAGAATAGAGCAATAGATATCATCTGCTTGTACTACTTCGGATACAAAGTACTTCCATATCTTAGCAAAGTTCATTTTATCTATCAAATCGGGGCCTATAAGAGTTCCAGCTATCATGTAACCTTTCATCTTCTTTGTATGCCTATAGAATAAAGCAGCTTGCCCTTCTTGTATTAAACTAACATGTGCAAATACCATTAGACTATCTCCACTACTGCAGATGAAAACACATTACCCATACCAGCGCCTAAACTAAGAAACCTACCAGATTCTTCTTGAATAGCTAAGGCTGTCTCTACAGCAGTAGAGGTACCCATGGTATGGCCAATACGTAATTTATAGTTAACTGTTCTAATATCCCCAAAGGTCTCTTTAAGTATAACTTCTTCAATCTGGTTATCTAACGAAAAGGTACTGTGGGTTTTAACAAAATCAATACCGTCTGTAAACACTCGATTAATAACATTTCTATACCCAGTGCCTTCAGGTGATATACCTAGAGGAGTGTTATGCACTTCCGCTCCAACATACATGTCTTCTATCTTAGCTAACGGCTTATGTTCGTTACTCCAAGCTGAATAACCCGTCTCAAAGACTGATATATTACAAGCTTGTCCGCATCTAAACTTAACAATATCAGGGTTATTTTCTTCATCAACTAGTTTCGATAAGCCGTATTCCCCAAATATTGATAAGTAATCTTCTGAGGTTCCATCATCTACAGCGATAACTACTACTGTATCTAAGGCACCGGCTTTCATCATATTACGTGCAGTATACCAGGCTGAGTGGCCGCTTATACAACTAGTCGCATCTGTAGAGATATATTCAAACTTACCAATCTTATTAGCTATAGAGCCCGCATATATCTGATTCTCGGCCATTACAGGTATTCTATATGTAGGGTATTGGTCCGACCATTTAACAGTAGTCAAATGGCCCATCCAATGGGTACCCCCTGCAGCTAATATCAGCCCTGTCTTACAGAATTCCGATTCAGTGCATTCACGTAAGAACTCAAATGTACCCTGAGTAGCTCCATGTTGACCTTTTAATACATAGTTCACTAACTCTTCACAGGCTGTTCTAATACCTTGTTTAACTACCATACCTCCACCATTATTAACTAGATGGGCATACTGAGGGTAGGTTACATAGTCTAATAAAGTTGTAGCCTCAGAGTATACAGAGTTGGTATGGGTTAAAAGCATCGTTTGCTGTATTCTACAGCCTCTTTAAAGGTATAGGTCTGAGTCGCTTCTTTCATTACAAATGCCTTCAGATCTGTACCGGTATTCTTACCAGACATCATAAAATCATTAACTTTATCTTCTGGAATACCAAACAGTTGGGATATCCATATAAAGAAAACGACAGTACTTAAACTATCTAACATC